TTATCATCAAGCACAATTCGACTTGTTTAATAGTGACGCTCGATTTATCGTTATAGCAGCAGGACGTAGAAGCGGAAAGACTTTCACAGCAAAGCGAAAGTTAGTGATGCGAGCACTCGATACGCCAGGGCTCTATTTCTGTTCAGCTCCAACATTTCCACAAGCAAAGGCGATTTTCTGGGAAGATCTAAAAGCATACTTGCCGGACTTCTTGAGAAGCAAAGCACCGAACGAGTCGGAGTGTAAACTGTTTCTTAAAAACGGTAGTGAGATTAGAATAATAGGACTAGACCGACCGGCACGATTCGAGGGTATTCCATGGACTGGTGGAATAATAGACGAAACTGACGATCTAAAAGAGGAAGCATGGCAAGCGCATATCAGACCGGCACTTGATACAATCGGTCTTAACACTTGGGCGATACTTTGCGGAGTGCCAGAAGGTAAAGGTCTTTTGTTTGAGTTGAGCAAGAAGGCAGCGACAGATGACAACTGGGAATTCTACCATTGGAAAAGCTCGGAGATTCTGAGCAAGGAAGTAATAGACGCAGCAAGGAGCGACTTGTCACCGCTGCAATTCAGACGAGAGTATGAGGCAAGTTGGGAGACTGGCTCAAACATAGTCTATTCAGATTACGACTCGATCAAGAATGCAACACACAAGACTATTGATCTAGAATTGCCGATACAATGGGCGCATGATTTCAACTATACGCCACTAAGCTCCTGCATTATTCAAGAACACGAAGACGGCAACCATGTAGTTGATGAAATTATTTTGATTAGTGCAGTAGCTAAAAACGCAGCTCTGGAATTTGTAGACAGATACAAAAACCACAAAACAAAACGCTGTTACATTTTTGGCGACTACAGCGGAACAGCAGGAGAAAAACACAACCAAGGCAGCGACTATAAAATTATAGAGCAGATCCTGAGGTCTAACGGTTGGAACGTGACAAGACATTGCAAACCTAATCCGGCAATCAAGAGCCGGCAAAACTCACTAAGGGCGCAAATATGTAATAGCTTCGGGGCTCGGAATTTATACGTAAATGTAAAAAAATGCCGGTATGTTGATAATGGCTTAAGCAAAACTAATTTAATGAAAGGCTCGAGCTATCAAGAAGTCGAGGACGACTACCAACATATAACAACGGCACTTGGCTATTGGGCTTGGACACGCTACCCTATACATCAAGGAATAGCAGCGACTCAAAAAGGATTCTAAAATGAACGAGGAAATATTTGAAGTATTCGACAACTTTAGCCAACACTTCAAAGTTGCATCACACTTTGAGCTAATGAACGATTTTCCAAGCCTTACCGACTGGATAGAATTTAGAAACTCATACAACTATTACAGCAGCTATTTAACTAGCTCCGGTTTTTTAAGATACAAAGACTTTGTAAACGATGTCGCTATTTTCTTCCCACCTCACAAACACGAGCAGATAGAAGACTATATTAGGCGCATGAGCACAACAAGCCCTTATAATGTATACAAACATTCTATCAACGCATTGCTTGGAATCATCGGACGCAAAGATGCAACCATTACAAATTCAGAAGAAGCACGAACCGACTTTTTACACAAAATTGACAGCTCCTCAAGAGACTGGCAAAACTTTATACGTACCGAAGTTTTTCCGGCTGCCATGACTGGTTTAGGTGGCATCTTTGTTGACAATGTAAATGGTAGACCGGTTTGGTCTTGCTACGATGCAAGGCACATTTCCAGAAAACATCTATGTTCTGAGTATATCGCAGGAGAGGATTATCTAAAGCGAGTCGTTTTAGTTACAGCAAGCCAGACGGAACGCAAGGACAAGGAATATGAGTATGAAGAATGCAAAAAAGCATTGTGTCTAAAACTTATTGAGCGTTCAGAACTTGCAGAGTTCGAATCGGGTGAATATGTTTCGTTCAGTCGAGAGAAAGACCCCGACAATTTTGTAGCAGTGTTTCAGATCTACGAGAAACGAGAAAGCGAAGAGATGGAACTGACAAGTCAAGGTGTGTTTCGTAACGTATCCGGCGAGACATTGAACAGATTGCCATTCTTTCTTTTCAAAGGTGCGGATAATATGGAAGTGCCGTTTTTTAGTGCAGCTAAAAAAGCTTTGAAACTTGCAGATCAAGAGTCAGTATTTGAAAACGGTTTAGCAGTTGCGAATTATCCAATGTTAGTACATAAAAGCGACCGATCAAGCTTACCGATTGACTCGGAAGTTACAGAGAATAACCAGAATTTAAGACCTGGTCTTATTATCTCCCCTCGCTCAGTTTTCGAACTGCCACAAGATGACTCGCTTGACTTTCTAGAATACGAGGGCAAGCCTTTCAAATTAACCTTTGAGTATTTGAAACATCTTGCATATCAAGTAAGCAGCATGATAGCTAACAAACTAGCGGATCAATCAACAATGAAAACTAAAGCAGAGTATGAAGGGCAGCAGATGACTAATACAAGCGTAGTTCTCAGAATTGTAGACTCTTGTGAGAATGCGGTTCAGTCTGCTTGTGTTGCTTCTATTTTCTATCTCGGAGGGCAGGAGCAAGAGATTCCAAAAATAGATTTGAATCGGGATTTTGTCAGAGAGCAAGTACCGAGCGGATTTGTTGACTCTATTGTTAAGACTTGGGCGAGTGGTTTAATCTCTGGGGATCTTGCTATCAATATTTTGAGAGATAAGGAAATCATAGAGACTGACACAACATACCAAGAGCAGCTTGAGAAGATAGAACAAGAACAGGTATTCTCTGGAACAGAACCAAGCCCAGAAGAAAATGAATGAGCTTTTTCGATACGTACATAAGAGATCAAGCATTTCTACAACGGTTTGACTTTGCCAGTGCTGAGAATTACACAAATCAGCTCGAAGAGATTCGGGACTATTTAGAATCTAGTCTTGCAGCATCGGACACGATTCAGAGTCAAACAAGATACCGGAATCTAATCGCACAAGTCGATGAAGAGCTTAGACCGCTTTACGCAAGACTTAAGACAGATCTAGAATCTGATAATCGAATCGCTTCTCAATTCAGTTACGAAATAACTAACAAAGCTTTCGAGAATGCCGGCGTTGAAATCAAACAGACATTCGACGCAATCCCTTTTGATGCTCTTAAGATGCTGATAAGTATAACGGACAATATCACGCTTGAGGGCTACGAGCAGACAGATAGACAATTCAAGCCGAGTAAGGAAATCGACAAGCTAATGAGGCAGCACAGCAAAGAGTACAAAAAAGCTTTGAGGCTTTCTATTGCGGAAGGTTTAGGCATCGACGATACTGTTAAACTATTTAGAGAACTGACAGAAGATACAGACAATCTCAAAACTCATCAAGTAAACGCATTAACACGAACAACAATAGCGGAAGCGATGCAGCGCACAAAAGAATACACCAACGAGCAAAATTTTTCCGACATAATAGATGGTTATCAATGGGTGACGACACTAGACAACCGCACATCAAAGATCTGTGCGAGCAAAGCAGGACAAATTAAAAAGAAGCTCGAAGACTTTCCAATCAGACCACCGGCGCATATAAATTGTAGATCTCAGATTGTGCCTTTCGGTGAATTTGACGATCCGAAGACGATGAGCCAAAGAGCTAGAACTTGGCAACAGAAAATTGTTGCAACAGAAAGAGGCGAGATCAAAAGTCAGTTTAAGTTAAAGACTGATAAGGTGATGGATATAGAAGTACCAAAACAATCAAGCAAATTTACAAGCTTCGACGTATTTTTCAAACAGATGAGCAAGCAAGATCAAATAAACTGGCTCGGCCCACAGCGATATAAAATGTACCAGAGTGGCAAATTAGGCATGAAGCAACTACTTGACGGACAAGGCCGAATTCGCACAGTTGAAGAGCTAGCGAACCTGATCGGCATAAAAAGCGAAGCATTGCAGGAGATACGGAGGCGTGACAAGCAAATTAAAGCGAAAAAGCCACAAATTAGTACAAGAGCAGCAAGCATACAAAGAAAACGCCGAAAATTGAACGAAAGTAAATAAATGCGTTATAATACATTTAGCGAGATGCTAAAAAACCAAACCGAGCGAGACGCTCAAAAATCCCAAACTAGGCGAGATGCCAAGGAGTGACAACTATGTCTAAAGTTTTAACAGCTTACAGCGTTGAAGATTTTAACGAACTAAACGAAGATGATAAGAAGTTTTTGATTGAGGAAGACGGGAAAGTGTTCTATGACCCGAGCCCACTCTTAAGAACTTTAGAGAATCAAAGAAAAGCGGAAAGAGAAGCAAAAGCGGAAGCGGAGCGAATCAAAGCGCAAATCGAGATATTAAAATCTGAAAACAGCAAAGCGGTAAAGCAAGAAGAGAAGAAAGAAGAACCACAAGATTCAGCGCAGCTTTTAGAGATGCAAAAAGCATTAAAAGCAATGCAGGATCAAATGAGCTTTGAGAGACAACAAAACGCAAAGCTGAAAATGCAGCAACAAACAGCAAGAGCAGCGGAAGCAGTTGGAATGCGCTCAGAATGCGTTAAACTCTTCGACGGGCAGATAGCCTCTGATGACAGAGGTGCATTTGTTCTGGACGTGGACGGAACTCCAAAAATTGACCCTATGACGGGCGACAGAATCAGCATCGAAGATTATTTCAAGGATTACTTAAAAAGTAATTCATGGGCAAGTAAAGATGCAAGTTCTGGCGCAAGCTTCGAGGGTTCTGGGATTCGAGGACAAATCAACAAAGTGCAAACCTCTAAAACCCAAGAGCGAGAAATTCGCAAAGGGTATCAAGAGGCTGTACTCAGCGGAAATAAAAACGCAATACAAAAATTTAGGTTAAAGGCGATTAACGCCGGAATAAACTTATAAAAGGAGTAAAAAAATGGCATCTACTACAGCAAGTGGGTTAATCACCAACCTAGCCAACTACCAAGGTGAGTGGATCGGAATCGGTCAAAGAAAATATCCTTTCTCAAGTCTTTTGGGAATGGGAGCACTAGAACGAGGTGAAGAGTCACCATTTAGAGAAGTCGGAGCAATGCACTTCAATATGAGCCAGTCGTATTCGCTCGATTCGGCCTCACAACCTTCGCATAGTGAGAATTCGACTTTTAATAGTGCTACTAGTACAGTGTACCAAACCACACAAAATACAAATTACTGTCAAGTAATGCGAGAAGGCGTTAAATTCTCAGATCTTAAATTGTCTGATAGATCAATCAGCGGAAATGCGATTGATGGTGATATCTTCGCAATGCAAGAGTTTCAAAAGCAAATTATGATTCATCTTGAGCAAATGAAAAGAGATTTCGAATTTTCAATTATTAACGGCGTGGGTGCTGATGGTTCGTCAGATCCTGCTACAGCTTTCCAAGTCAACGGGCTTTATACAGCTTTGAGTACTAACAAGATCGACGCTTCAGCGGTTGCAATCTCTAAGCCTTTAATCGAAAGCCTAGCCGAGTCTATGCTTGATAACGGCGCAGATATGGAAGATATGTACTTCATGTGTAGATCTAATCTTTTAATGGACATAAATACACTTTACGGAGTTCAGCCAAGATCCGAAAGTCGTGGAGGTATCAACTTGCTAGAGCTAGTTATTCCAGGTATGCCACCAGTCAAGTTAGTATACAACGACCTTGTACCCTCCGGCGTTTTGTTAGCTGTGGATATGGGACATTGTGAAGGTGTTTCTAACACAACTCCAGGGTTACCACAAATTTCATTCCGATCTACTGCAAACGTAGGTCAAGGTGAAATTGGTGAGGTTTTCGCTAAGATCGGTATAGATTTCGGTCACGAAAGCAAGCACGGAGCACTTCATAACTTATCAGTGTAAGGAATAAAGCATGGCTGAAAAGAAACAACTAAAAGACTTAGAACCGGTTAAACAAAAAAGGCGTGTAGACGTTCGTGTTGCATCCTTCATGTTTCGGGGCGAAGTCAAAAAAGCAAAGTACGACGAGATCAAGCACGTTCATTATTTTGAGCTTGAAAATGATCACGACGAATTTGCAAAACACGTTCTAAGAAAGGCTAAATAGCATGGCGATTGTATTCAATTCGACAGTATCAGCAAGCGGTGCAAACTCTTATGCAAGTGTTGCCGAGTTGAATCAATACCGTGAAAACTTGGGCTTGTCGGTTCTTAGTGAATCGGCTGCCCAAGTAGCCTTGATACGTGCTACTAGTTGGCTCGATAATTGTTATAGAGCTTACTGGAAAACACAAAAAAAAGCGGTCAGTACTCAAGCTTTGCACTGGCCTCAAGACGGAGCAAAAGATTTTGCAGGAACGGAATTAAGCAAAACAGCGATACCGGCACAAGTACAGCAAGCTGTATATGAGTATGCGATTAGAGCAGAGAATCAAACCACACTAGATCCAGTTCCAAGCACTAATATAAAAAGTCAGGAACTCGAAGGCTTGGGTAAGCAGGAATTTTTCAATCCTAAGAATAGTCAGCAGTTACCTGATGACTTTTCTTTTATCGACACTATTCTAACTGGCTTAATCGTCGGAAGACCTGGCGGTGCTAGGATTTTAAGATTAGAAAGAGCTTAAACAATGAAACAAGCATTCGTTAAAATGAAAAATAGTATTTTGAATGCTTTTGATGACTTTGTTGAGTCGAGCGTATCATTAAAGTTTAATCCAACGACAACATACAACGCCACAACCGGCGCAGCTACAGTTACATATTCAACCAATGAAACGGTTAAAGCTTACTTATCAGTATACAAACGACAAGCGACCGGCCTAGAAATAAAAGCCGGTGAACTTAGGTTACTACTTGATACAGTAAGCGAAGTACCGCCGAACAGCGAAATCACTGTGGGATCTAAAGTGTATCGAGTGCTTGAGGTGCAGCCTATACCGAAAACAAATCAAATCATGACAGAGTGCAGGGTAGAGGCGGTGAACAATGCTTAGCATGGATCTAGCCCGACTACAAAGCACAATCAATGAATACGTCGAAAAGACTAACGCAGCACCGAGTAAAGCTGCAAAATCTATGATGCTAACAATCAACCGAGAAACAATTTTACAAACTCCGGTTGATACAGGGCGTTTAGTCGGTGGGTGGATGATTAGCACAGGAACACCGAGCAGCAAAACACCGCCAGAGAGAAAGACAAAAGCCGACGAAACAGCAGCCAGATCAAGCAAGATTCAAGACAATACAAACAAGATCGAGGCTTTCAAGTCTGGAGTGCTTTGGCTTACTAATAATGTTAGATACGCTCGAATTGTAGAATTCGGCGCAGGGCGCAGAGTTGGTAAATTCATGCTATCCAAAGCGGTACAAATAGCAATTCAAAAAGTTCGGAACAAAATCGCATGAATTACTTAGAGATTAAAAATAACCTTGAATCAGCTTTGAGTTCTTTTTGGACAAGTACACCCATACTCTGGGAAAACACACTTCAAAAAGAATCAGATACAAATAGCGTTTATATTGTGCCTAGTGTACAACCGGCTGACTCGATAAAAATAGAATCGGGTGTAGGTGGACTTGTAAACACTTTCGGGCTTTTTTCTATTAGAATTGTAGGAAAAGCAGATGGTACAGGAACTCGAACGCTGTTACAATATGCTGACAATTTGAATAATCATTTTTCTAACACCTTTTTCGGAGCTACTCACACCGAAACAGGGAGAATACAAAATTTAGGAGTAACAGATAATCGGTATGAGGTTGTGGTATTGATTCCTTACAACCATCACCAGAATCCAAGGAGCTAAAAATGGCAGAATCAATTGCACGAGGATCTCAAACCGAGATCGTATACATTAAAGAAACAAGCGCAGGAAGTGTACCCACTTCTGGAAGCGTTTACAAAATCAAAGCAGCATCGGAAAGCTTTGAATCACAACTACCTACAGAATTCGACGGAGATATCGCATCCGATGGGATGAAAGCCTCAACAGTTCGACAGCTTAGAACTTTAACAGGTGGCTTCTCATCTCAAGTAGAAAAAGGCGCATACAATGATTTTTTCCTTTCTCTTTTGCGTCAGAGTGCTTTAACTACAGATACTTATTCGGTTACAGTAACTAGCACAGACAATGGAGACGGAACTTGTACAATTGCAGCAGGTAGCGGTACACCTTTCGCCGATGTTATTGTTAATGGCCCCATTAAGGTTTCGGGCTTCAGTGCTTCAGCGATGAATGATATTTTCAGAGTCGTTGAGGTTTTAAGCTCTGGTCTTTCTGTAAAAATCGGTAAGATTTCAGACTCGCAAAGCTTCGCAGCAGAAAGCACAGTTTCCGCAACTCTTACGCAAACCTACGCTAAAAACGGCGGTAATTATCCATCAAGTTTCACTATTGAAAAGCGAATGAGCCAAGTAAATACTGAGGGTTCTTTTATTCGCTTATCAGGTGAGCAAGTAAATACAATGTCTTTAGACGTTGCACCAGGTGGAGCTCCAGGGCTTAGTTTTGAATTCTTAGGACTAAATAACACATTTGCTAATGATGGATTAGTCGGCCCTTATGACTGGGTAGTGGACGGAGCGCAAACAGCACCAGATACAACTATTGCAATCACTGGAGGGACAACAGATCCTCAAGCAGGTGACATTATGCATATTGCAGGGGACGCAACAAACACTCGATATACTGTCAGCTCATTCGCTGCCGGTACTGTCACTGTTTCCCCTACTTTACAAGATGACATTGCAGATGCTGACAAAGTATTTTTCTATCGCCCTGGTTCTGATGCCGGAAGCGGTCAAAAAATGGAAAACAATCTTGGATACATGACACTTGATGGAGATCAACACTGCATCACAGCAGGTAATTTATCGTTGACTAGTAACCTATCACCTACAAACTGTGTAGGCGACGACGAAGCGACTAATTTAGTTGAAGGATCTAGAGACGTAACAGGAACAATCACACCTTATTTCTGTAAAACTATTCAGCCTATCTTGACAAGCATTCGGAACGGTTCAACTTTCCCGATTGTGTTTTTCATGGCTGATGTTTCGGGTAATGTAATTGCTGTACACGTTCCTCAAGCAAAAGCGGATCAAGAACTTGTGAAGCGAGCTGATGACGGGGCATTGTTGCAAAACATTCCTTTTAAGTCAGAAAAAAATACAGCACTAGGAACAAACTGCATAATACACGTATTAAACGCATAACAATAAACTAACAACTAGACTAGCCGGACTCTGGAGCAGTACGTGTCTCCGCTTTGGGGAAAGGTTAGTCTTTTTACATGGAGACACGCAATGGAATTTTCAGAGCACATAGCAAAACTTAAAAAATTCACTTTTGAAGACTTTACGGAGCAAAAAACAAAAGCCTGGATCGAGTTGAGAAATCCCGACACATCGCCAGAATTCATCGACGCAAGAGTTGAGATTATCAAAAGCGAAAAAGACCAACAGCAAAAGACAAACGATATACTGGAAGCAGTCAGCAAGCACTTAGTATGCAACTGGGACGGCTTGAAGTACAAAGGTAAAAAGATCCCTTTCAGTCAAAAGAATGCTTCCGAGTTTATGAAGAACTCAATTTTTCACGCTTTTGTATTTTCTCGCTTATTCGATCAAAGCTTCTGGAAAGAATCATGCGAGCTTGATTTTGAAGCAATCGAAAAAAAGTAACGGCGTTTTGCACAGTTCAATTCGGCGTTGCAGGGCGCTACAGAGAACTAAAAGAAGCCGAAAAATATAACAAAGTGCTAGGAAAGCCTAGACCGAAAGAGTTAGACGAGTTAGAACAAGCCGAAGGCAATTTATGCTTTTGGTCTAATAAGTTTCTAGATCTTTGGCATCTATGCCAGTCGTGGGACGGGGCCGGCAAGATAAGGCTAGAAACTGTCAAAATTTGTTGCGAAGATGTTAAAATATTGTATAGGACGGAGACACGCCGGATAATTCTATCAATCGAAAACCTATACAGGAATTTCGATAGGGGTTAAAGCATGGCAGATATCGAAGTTTTTGGTATAGGATTAGATACAAGTAGCGCAGTACGTAACGCTAAAAATCTAGAAAAAGCCCTTTTAGACGTTTCTAAAAGTTCCGGCAAAGTCACAAAATCCGGCGAGAGTATGGCAGGTGCTATGCTCAAAAGCCAGATAGCTTTTGCAGCACTTTCCAAAGCTGCGAATTTTCTTACCGATCAACTCAAGCAGTCTGTAACAGTCGGCGCAGGCTTTGAACAACAGATGGCGAAGGTTGTCGCTATCTCTGTTAAATCAACGCAGAGTTTAGAAGCGCAAGCGGAGCAGTCAAAAGCCTTAAGCGCAGCAGCTAAGGAGATGGGCAAGACAACCCAGTTCAGCGCAACAGAGGCAGCCACAGCACTTGAAGCAATGGGTCGAGCAGGTTTCAAAGCTCAGCAAAGCATCGCAGCACTGCCGAAAGTTTTACAGCTATCAGCAGCTTCCGGCGTTTCATTGGGTGAGTCTGCGGATATCGTGACTAATGTCATGAGTTCGATGGGCAAGCAAGTCTCAGATCTTGCTCACGTCAACAATGTACTTGTCGAGACTTTTACAAGCAGCAACACCACGCTTGAAAGCCTAGCAAGTTCTATTAGTTATGCAGGTGGTATCGCAGCAACAACAGGCGTAAGTTTCGAACAGCTTAACGGTTTTCTAGGGATCTTTGGTAATGCCGGTGTTTCTGGCACTAGAGCCGGTACAGCACTTCG